GTATATGATAAAGATTGCTGACGCTTACGATAGTTCTCGTACACCTCATTAACCTTATCATCACTCATCTGACCTACCCAAAAATCATTGTCGCCATCAACAAAGTTGGCGAGTAGAAATTCTTCTACGTGTTTTTGTTTAGATAGTTTATAGAAAAAGTATTTGTCCTTGCGGATGTCGAACGAGTGTTGATTCGCTTTAACCTTTCCATTATATTTGTGGTAGTCATAGGTACTGGACGTGAAGTGTCTCTTCATCGCTAGGTACTTCTGATAAACCTCAAATGGTTCCACTCTTTTTATCCTTCCTACGTAACTTGTCATAGGATTCATTATACACCAATCCTTCTAATTAGTCAATCGGTAATTTTGCTGATGTCTTTTCTACTAAATTCAACGTCTCTGCGTCTTCGTATATTAATGCTTTTAATTTTTGGTTTCTTTGAATAAGCGAAGCTATCGTCTCTGGTTCTACCTCGTCGTTCCTGGCCAAAAAATCTTCTACAGCATCAAGATACGTAATGCGATTACCCGAGCTTGCAACCTCGTCAGTAATCATCTTAGCAAAGGTAGCTGAGTTTAACATTTTTAATTCTACTGTATCACTCACACATACTCCCATGTTAGATCGTGAATCCTTTTTCTATATCTTCTATAAGGATTCTGGTTTCTTGTTCGCACAAAATCAATAAGCTCTCGTGCATCATCTTGCTTCCAACTGTCCTGTCTAATGTAGAATGGATCACGCTTTGGGAAGCCTACTCGTATCATTTTATCGTCATGCAGAAGCTCGTAGTCCCACTTCTTATGACCCTCTCGTCCTATAGAGATAAAAAACTCAGCGTCTCCTTGACGCACACCACAGAACTCTATATCATACCCACCAGTTGACCAAAAACATTCTTTAGTCATGATCCAACTATTTGGATGTGTTACATATTTAATTATTCCTTTTGGATCCAAGAGCTCGTAGTCCTGCATGTTTTCTGGATAGTCCATATCTGCTTTTGGAATATAAAACCAATCTTCGTTCAGCTCTTTTTCAAATCTTGCATAGTGGTATATGTCTTCTGTCTCAAAGCAGTCTACATCTATCAACCACACCCAGTCTGTCTTTGCTAACTTAACTCCTAAGTTCCTACACGTATGTGAATTAAATCCAATATCTACGCTGGTTACATCTACGCCCTGAACATCTATTACGCCTTTGTAAGCATTAATACATTCACGGAAGTATTGTCTTTCGGGTCCGTTGGAATCGTTCATTATGATCACCTTAGGCTTGTAGTGATACTTCTCAGCCATGTCGGCATAGAACGACATCTGGTTTAATAGATGGTCTTGCTGACCATACCAGGTCATAATTACTGTTATATCATTAACTTTCATTGTCGTCATCATATCTTGATAGCGCTTGGTCTATCCACAAGTCACTATACATTGTATCTTTATATTCTTCAAACCAAGGGCCACCATCGGTAAAGTGAACTGCCTTAGGGTTCTCTAATAGGTAATAGTCATCCAGACAATTCCAATCCAACGGAATGGATCCAATCTCGCTGTCCTTCAACCACTTAAACTGATGGAGGTCTCTACCTGGCATGTGCTCATTAACATATTGATTAGTTAGTATTTTGTTTGAAGGGTGTGAGTTGTTAAACACTATCATCGATGCCCAGTTCTTTCTTGGCATCTGATGTTGAGCTTTGCCGTCCATCTTGATAGCACTGTTTGGAGTATAGGCTGGATGTTGACATACAGCTACCGCTTGATCAGGTCTAATATAATCAATTAGTCTAGCTGGATTAGCCAACCATAAAAAATCACAATCACAGAATATGCTTATACCTTCAAAGTCCATAAGCTCTGGGCACAGGAATCTTGTATATGTAAAGTCTGTTGACTGATGCGGTTCTTTTTCTCTGTACCAGTTAGGTAGAAGCGATGTATGGAGCTTATTAATTTGTATGTTAGATCTCTGCTCAATTGAGGAGACACATACTTCGTATGCTTTATGTTCGCTTGCCTCGTAACCTATAAAGATTTGGACCGGTGAGGTAGTATTTTCTTTTTTCAATTGTTTCGTCTCTCCTTTTTATAGACAGTGCAACATATTCTTCAATAGATTCTATGTTAAAGTCTGTCCAGTATTCAAATGTAACAGCCCATGGAAAGGCTTTCTGTGTTATGTTGTTTCTTCTCTTTCCACCCTTGCTGAATATAATCATTGGCATTCCTAGCCACTTAGCAATCCACATATGGGCTCCATGATATCCAAACACGCACCTGGTTGTAAGCATTTTTTTAACTGCTTGGTGACACGCGTGCTCATAATGAATGTGCTTTGTATGCCAGCCTCTTTTATTGAGCATACCAGATATCTTTGGCCAAGCATGCCCTTCAGGTGATTCGCCAAGCGGATCCTTCCATGTTTTATTTTTATCGTAATCGACTATTTGTTGTTTGTGTTTAATTGTTGTAACTAATGATAGCCACTTATATTGATCGTGCTGGTTATTGAAGTCATTTAAACCAAATATAGAGAATCTCATATTGTGTAATGATATATCGTCGGCGTCGTAGTTGTCGTGATTGTATCGTAGGTCAGAATTGTAGATGTGGTTAATTTTAACATCGAACATTTCAACTGGCTCAGTATAATTAGCAATATACTCTACCCAGTCTTGTATAGTCTCAGAGTCTTCTTCTTTATATTTCACAGGACCATCTTGCTTCCAGTGAAAGTTAAGAACGACATCCACCTTATTCTTCTCTGCCAGGTTGAAGGCATAGCATATTGGCGATATTATATCTCCATATCCAATCTTACCCTTCCAGTTAATTACTAATGGTGAATCGTGGATCGGCACTTCCGCATAGTCTTTGTATGCGTCGTCTAGTCTAAATTTTGTATTTGGATTCTTTGGCATTCAATTGGTTCCATTATTAATAAGGTGATAAATTGGCCCCTCGTTGTTACCCTCGCCATTTATCCGACACTCCCCCGCTCGTGAATGTCTTGCCGCTAGTGGGAGTGTACCAGAAACACTCGACCACCTAAAGATCATATTATACTGCAATATGTCCTTATTGTCAACAATTATGTGTGATACCAAGTAACTAATACAGTTCTGATACCCTCACGTACTAAGCCAACACCGTGCATTAGGTTTCTATCATATATGATAGTTTCACCTACTTCCATTGGAACTACCTCTGGGATAATTCTTTGTCCATACGGACCATCCTTGCCGTCCCGTTTTGCATATTTATGCTCTGGTCGAGGTTTAGCCTCATAAACTTGTTGTAGTATAGTTTCACCGCCCGATAGATCTTGCTCATCAAGCAAGGTGACCATTGTCAGTCCAACTCTAGCATCATCGTCAGTGTGGAATTTTGTAAAGGCATCCTTTGTGTAATCTAAAAAATATTGGGCAACAGGATCTCCAACCTCTCGCTCTTTTGCTGCTGCATGTAATTTGTCAAGGCCTTGTTTGGCTAGAGGTGAATACTTGTTAGTATACATGCCTAGATGTTTTGGATGGATCAATGTTTTGGCTATATCAAATAAATTATAATCTTGGTGAGCGTCTAATGTGACGCACGACTCTTTCAACGAAAGGAGTTGTTTTCTCTCTTTGGATGTAAGGATTTTTGCTATCTCATATGTCTGCTTCATAATGTACCTGTATTTATAAGGGCCTTCTAGGGACCTTTACACGGGAAAAGGGCCCTCTAGGGACCCTTTTCTGCTTGGTTACAACTAAGCCGCTTCAGCGAACTCGATTGCAGTCTCAAGTGCTTTCACTTTCTTGACTTTGTTAAGACCATACCAAGCTGAAGCAAGACGACTGTCTGCGCTACGACCTAGCTCATGATCTGTCAAGTATGTGACCGCATTGTATGCTTGCCAGAAAGAACCTCTGCCCATGTCAGCACCAGGCTGTGTAGGCATCACTTCTAATGCTCTCTTGGCATTCTTTGAAGCATACTGATCGAAGTCTTTGATGTCGAAGGACTTCATCTTCGCGTTAGGATTCGTGTTGGGGAAAACCACACTTAAATAACGTTTAAGAGTTTCATCAGTCCAACGCTTTTCTGACAAGAATGTTGCCATCTGTTCGTACTGACTCATTTTCTCTTTTGCAATACCTAAAAGCTGTTTAGCTTCTTCAGCATCGAATGCTTTCTTATGAGACATTGAAACCTGATAGTCAGACTTCTGTCCTAAAGAAAGTGTTAGGGTGTTGTTACAAACAACTCTGATTGGAGTGAATCGAATGTCGACTGCTCTTCCATACATATGAGGATTAGTAAGTAGCAAATAGCTATCCACTTGATCTTTCCCATTGATTGTAAAGCTGTCTTTAACTTTCGCTAAACACCAAACACGTTTGCCGTCTTGTAAAGATCCAGCAGTGTGCATCTCCATGTCTCCAGCTTCTACAAACTCTCTGAAAAAGTCAAACGCTTCTGCATTCTGTACTGGGTTCCAGTTTCCTGATACCATATCCAAAGCAGTGTTATCTGAAGTACGAATAAGCATGTCATGCCCACTCGCGATCTTTTGTCCATTGAGTTCAGCGTAAGCTGGAACTTTTTGAACTTCCCAATCTAATCCAGACTCTTTGAGCATGTCGTCGACTGAAATATTTTCTGATACTCTCGTACCAAGGCCGTGCCAGGGAAGTTGTCCTGCGTAAGCCATTGTTTCTACCATATGTGCCATATTGGGCTCCTAATTTAAAGTGAACATTATTGTTTAACTTATACGACCATTATACTACTATAATGATCTGAAGTCAACAGCTAGTGAAGAACTTTTTTCTCACCACCAACGATGAGGTATTCAAGTTCCCAGTTACCATCCATAATTGCAACAGTGCCATCAGTTCTATGTTCAACACTATCACACATCATATCCCAAGAGGCACTT